AGTGGTGCTCTGACCAATTCTTTTATCGAAGAACCTACAGCCTGGATTCAATATCGCTCCATATAAACTGTTTAGGTTAATCTTTTTAACTAATTGTCTTTTATCCCAAAATGCTATTTCTTCTGGGTCAGTTGCTTTCTTTTTGTTTGCTTGTAGTTCTTGTCTTTCAGCATACCAACGTTCTAATAGTCCAGGGACAACACCCTTAAAGTCTGTTTTAAATATAGTTCCATTGCTACTAATACACCAAGGTTGTCCACTTTTAAATACTAAATTGTAAACATCAGCACCTGTGCATTCTACTGTACCACCGTCTTCCATGTCCAACTTCATTACAGTATTAACATCTTTTTCCATTACCATTTCATATTCATTGGTACCAAACTTACCTAGCCAAGCATCTGCAAATGATTTCTTTTCTAGTTTCATTTTATTTGCTAGTTCTTCATCTGTGAAGTCAGGTCTTAACTGTCCAACAATAGTTTCTGGAGCCATGTTCAATGCTCTAAACACACTAGGATACAGACTGTTTATGTCCATACTGCCTACCCATTGATGTATTCCTTTTTGTGGGAAAGCCACATAGGCACCTGCCGCCGTTGTATCTTCTCCACTTTTACTTCTCTTTCTATCTGGAACAACAAAGCCACGTAGATGTGCTTCATTAATAATTGCTTGTTCTGTAGTTGCTACCGCACCCATTGTAGTAAAAAGTAATACAGTATTATCATGTGCAATAGTGTTTGCCAAGTCTATGAACTGTAACTTCTTATCCATATTAGCAATCAGCATAACATCTTGTATGTTATATTCTAAGAACTTCTGGAAATCATGATTGTATAATCTATCTAAACTACCTTCATAGGCTACTTTCTTTTCACCTAACTCCATTTCACCGATGTAATCTAGCCTGTAACTATGCCTTTCTTCATAGTTGAACTTACGATATAATTGCATGTAATCCAAATGCACTCTACCAGACAAGTCATAACTTTGTCTCTCACTACCAAAACTATCATAAGTTCTTTCTCTTGGGAATTGGTCAAACAAACAAAACTTTCTTGTTTCGCTTTTACCTAATACTTTAATAACTCTATTCACAGTATAAGGAATATCATAACCTTCACTGTTCCAACCGCTCAACACGTCACAATCATCAATCAAGTCTAAAAATGTTTTAAGCATTTGTGCTTCATCTCTAAACAAGATAACCTCAGGCATATCTTTTGCTACTTCTTGTGCTTGTTCCCAAGTTAATGTTTTAGGTGGTACTGCCAAACACACCATTGCGTCCATCCAATCCAAGTAAACACCTATAGCAGTAATAGGCATAAATGCTTCTTCAGGAGATGCAAATCCTTTTACAGGATCAAAGTCAACCTCAATATCAAAAAATGCACTATGCAGTTTAGGAACTTCTGTACTAATTGGATGATAATGTTTCTCTAATGTTTTGTTCAGTGGCTTGATATCAGTTTCATATAACTGTCCACTGGCACGATTTATTGCTACGTTCTTCTTAAAATCTTTAAAGTTTTTACAGACAACTTCCGTTACAGGATCGCCATAAACACTTTTCTTTTTGCCACGTGGATCGGCATAATAGAAATTGTATTCCGGTTTGTGTGTAACTATATGTCTTTTACCATTAACACGTTCGGAGACGTATATTACGTCCTTCGCCCTGTCATGATATGCGTCTACATAACTCAATTGAATTTCCTAAAACAAAGTTTATATTATAGTTGGTCTTTACCAACTGCCGCTAGAATTGTTTCTAGTTCATCGAACTTATCTGATTCTTCTCCAAAGTTTGCCTTGTGGGCAATCTTGATTGCTTTGTTTAGGATAGCAGGTCTAATGTCCATTTCCTCTGCGATTGCTTTCACAGTCTCTCTTAGTCCTACTTGTAATGCATCGACCTCATATAATACTTGGTCGCCTTCTTGAATGAGTTTTTTGAGTCTTGCGACTTCTTCTGAATTGAATACTTTATTGAATGCCATGTGTTTTACCTCTGTGTATAATTTTATTTATAAGCATGTTTGCATTATATATTCACATTGTGGTAAAGTCAATAAAAATGATAAATACATACATAACAGATAGGAGTACACATTATGTCAGATTTACCAGAAAGCAAAAAGGTAAATATCGAACTAGAAATTGATACTAAAACTGTTGATAGCAGTAAGAATCCATACCAAGGTTGGATACATATGGCAAGAGCCGTTGATGCTTGGAGAATATTCCCTAGGTTATTCTTAAGTGTATATGTATTTTTACTATATTATTCCACTATGTGGTTTATGGGTTTGGAAAATCCTAGTTTAGAACAGTCAGGATTGATAAGTATTATAGTAGGTGCCGGTGCGGCATGGTTCGGTTTATACGCAGGAACAGATAAAGATAAGAGTAGTGATTAATTATGTTTGTTAAACACTTTGTAAGATTTAATACTAGAGAAGAACTAGATGATTACGATGTCATAGAATTTTTTGACATCGTACAAAGTGTCGTGCCTGCAAAAGTTGTTCAAGCAGTTAGTGTCGACGGAAATAAAGTTAGTGCTGATGTACTAATTTATGATGACGAAGATGCTGACGGTCCAATTTACATTCACGAAATAATACTAGAAGAAATGATTTCTGAGGATGAAGGAAACAAAATTAGTGGTATGCTATATGAAGAGTTTCCGGATCAAGATCCATTTACATTTGAAGCAAGTATAGAACTTTAACTGGCTACGGCTCTATCAGCCATTCTACGCCAATTACTTCCATCATAGAATACAACAGTTGACCCACCAGTTTCATCTGTGCAAAGTGCTAAGTCACCTGCTACTGTGTCAGGTAATGTTGCTACTGTATAACTTGGTAGTTGTGGCAAACCCGAATCTCTAAATATAAATCCATGGTCATTAGATGTATTGCCAGTATTTGCTACTGTACCAAAGTCGCTTGTGAGTGTTGCTGATGTGGTTATTACATCATAATCTGTAAGTGACCCAAAGGACAATGCTGTAACTTTATCTACATTAGTTGTACTTGCACTGGTACCTGCCCAACTAATTACACCTGTTGAACTATTATATGATAGTTCATCTCCTGCACTAGAACCATCAGTTACACTGATAGCCGCCCTTGCTCTTGGATTGGTAAAATATAAATTACTTGAACCTTCTCCAACACTATCTGAACTTAGTCCTGTAACAGTTGCTCCTGTTACTGTAAGTGTTCCACCACTAGATATAGTTGCACCATTAGTAAATGTTTTAACTCCAGCCATTGTTTCTGCACCTGTTGTGTGCATAATGACAGTACTGTTTGCTATTTCAGTACCAATAAAGTCTGATATTCTACCTGTTGTTGCTAGTTCACTATCGTTATCGTTCCATACTTCACCAGTTGCAACATAGGCTGTACCAACTAAATCATCTACATCAATTGCACCAGACAGTACCAAATTACCACTTGCATTAGGTAATTTAATAGTGTTATCAGCAGTTGGTTCTACAGTTGTAAGAGTTGTTTCATGTGCATCAGCAGATGCTCCTTCAAACACAAATGCATTTTGAATTTCTACTGATGTTGAATTAACTGTGGTTTGAGTTCCTTGGACAGTTAGGTTACCTGTAATAGTTACGTCACCAAAGTTCTCAGTGATTATTTTATTCCAAGTTACACTATCACCGCTCTTGGTTGCTATTTTGGTTTCATTGTTTGATATATCAAACCAAAGGTCACCGGTATTACATTCCGATGCTGTCGGTGTTGCTGTTGCGCCAAAGATTTTATTTCCACGTTTTCCAATCTGGAAAACAGAACTTTGTGTACCTTTGGCATTCATAAAGACTGCCATGTATTATATCCTCTATCAGTTAATAAACTGTCTAGGATTACTCCTAGTTAAAGTTATAATACTATTTATCTTCTTTGGAAGGAAAAGATACCCTATTCAAAAAGGTTTCTTTACATTTAGAAAACTTAGAAACTTCTTGGCTTTTAACATATC